CAACGTCGCTATGCCCGTATCCAAGACCAATGTTAGACATAGTTTTCTCCTTGGTTTATTGGATTAAGCCGCCGACGCGACTTCGATGTTACGCACGGCCAGCTCTGGGTAGCTGAGCACCGCACCGACGATCGAGTCGAGACGAGCCGGGAGCACGTCGTTCGACGGATCCCACTGTTGCGCGAAGCGCATGTTGTAACCCTCGAAGCTCTCCGCGGCCGTCATCTTGACGAGTGGGGAGAGGTCGAGCATTGGAGGATTCGCGAACACGATCGCATCGCGGTACCAGCCGAGCGACTGCTTGATCAGTGCGCCAGACATTGCCGCCAGAGCGGCAGCGCCGGACTGACCGAACACGCTGATGACAGCGGTCGTAGCCGGGACGTTGTCCACGTTCTGGTAGGAGCCGCCCGTGATGATACCCGGGGCGATAGCGATGGTGTTTGCACCGGCCGCCATTACCTGCGTGGTAGTCACAACGAACTGCTTCGGACGACCCAGGGACGCCTTCGTCTCCGGATCGACTTCGTTGACGCCCGCGATGCTGATTACGTCACCAGCGTTGAGGGTATCGTTCACCGTCCAGCCGGTCGTGTTCAGCGAGAAGGTCGACACAAACGCGTTACCCGCGCCAGGGTTCGACTGTCCGGCACCGTTCACGGTCGGGGCAGAGGTGGTGAAGGTACCAACCACGTGGGTCGGCATCTTCGTGTTGCGGAAACAGACATAGCCCGCGGCCTTGTCTGAGATCACGCCTTCGAGCCACTGATCAGAGATCGTGCTCTCAGGCTGGAAGAGACCCTTGTTGTCCTTCACGAAGTACCGCGAGGTCTGCGGAGTCGCCGTGAATGTGCGTCGGGTGTCTTCTGGGGCCAGCGCTTCCGTCAGGTACTGCTCGTTCTGGAGCAGGTTGTCGTAGATCGCTGTGGTGTTGTACGCGCCCGTGAACTTCGGCACGTTGTTGATCTGACCGGTGGTGAAGTTCTCCACTCCGGCGGCAAGACGAGCCATGGCAGGTTCGAGAACCTGCTCTTGGAAGTTGTTCAGCAACATCGCGCGCTCCACTGAAGTGAAGTTGATGTCGACGCCGAGCTGCTGGTTAACCAGCAACGTGGCGAAACGCTGAACGCTGTTCTGGGCGTTCATCTGAGGGCCGGTACGCAGAACGTACTGGAACGGCAGACGGATCGAGAGCTGCTGACCAAGGATGACGCCGTTGATCGGTCCTGGCAGAAGGCTCTGGTAGTCGCGGTTTGTACGGCCGGTGAAGTTGCTCTTGGCGTGGAGTAGTACCAGCGCCTTACGAGCGACCCATTGGGCCGTGATAAGTGAGTTAGCCAATTAAAACCCTTCCGAGTTATTTTTCAATCCAGCCCGCGCAGCTTTCTATTCTGTGCGCGCGCGGCCTGTGTGCGGCCCCTGTGCTCACGTGCGAAATCATCCATCGACATACTAGGGTCGAGGGTATCTCGCGCGACAGCACGTCCGCCTGCCCGAGTAGGCTGCGGAGGTGGGGGCGCTCTGGTGATGGACTTCGTGACGCCCGGTTGCGCACCGGACTGTGGAGATTTACCCATCGGTTTTCCTGCGGCCTTCTTCTCGGCCTTGATGTCAGCGATCATGTCAGCGACGATCAGCATCTGTTGGACCGGGTCAGCTTTAGCGGCTCGCACCGCCAGGTCCCCGCCTTCCTTAAGATCTTTTCCAAACCGGTACACGATCTCAGCGGTATATTCGGATCTGCCGACCATCCCAGCTGCCGGAGCGGCCAGCTGATTGGCGAACAGAACCCTGTTCTTTTTTACCACTGTCTCGAAGTCGGGGTGATCCTTCGCGAAGGTTTCCATCTTCGTGTCGATCGCCGCCAACATCTTCTGGTGCTCGGTCTGGCCTGTCCGTCGCTCAAATGCGCGATCGGCGGCGCTTTCAGCGCGCGCGTCGATCCACTTTTCGGTTTTTGCCTGCAGCTTATCTGCATCGAAGTTGACATCCTCATCCTCCATACGGGGCATGGGTTTGTCACCAAGCGACGCAACTGCGGGAGACGCCTTGACCGGCGTCTTCAGGCGTTCAAGTTCGGCGCGTAAGTCCGCCGCCTCGGCCGCCTTCAGCTTACCGTATTCCTTGTAGCCATCCGCAAGATCTAAAACTTCCACAATGCGTTCCGCGGCAGAGCCCTTCTTCGGAGCCGGTTGAGCAGCCACTTCTGGCTCCTCGCCGGTCAGGTCCGTGTTGGGGTCTGGTTCATTGCCGGGATCAACGGCGGAGGCGGACGATTCCTCCGATGGTGCGTCCGAAGTCCCCTCACCCGATACGGTCGGGTCGCCGAGTGTTCCGTCCTCATCCACGACCGGGGAGTCGTCAACGAGCGGATCCGGGGCTGCGACAGCTCGCGCTGGCGCGCCACCCGGAGTGGCATCAATCTGCCCGGCGGCAACAGCAGCTACTGCTGCGGCGCTGGCGGCCTGGGCTGGTGTCGCGTCCTTCATGAAGTTCGCCACCATCGCTTTGTCTGAAATCTGTGTCTGCGGCTTCTTCTCATACTGAGAAAGCCCGTCTCTCGAAAATGAATCGGCCATGTCAATCTCCAGTTACACGGCGATTCGCTGCCGCGAGGCGAGTCTCACCGACTGGGAAATCAAGCAGCCTTTTTCGGCTTCTTGGATTTGGCAGCGGCCATCGCCTTGGCGGCGGCGACCTTCTGCTCGTTCAGCTCGCCCTGATGCTTCAGGGTGAGCTGATGTTTTTCGTGCATGTGCGCCATCTCAGCCTGATGCGACGCGTGCGCGTGCGCGATGTCGGCCTCGTGCTGCGAGCGCTCCTTCAACAGACCCGCGACGTGCGCTTGGTGCTCATGAGTCAGATCGGCGACGTGCTGCTGCTGGCCCTGCTGCTGATCCTGCGCGTGCGCCTGCGCGTCCTGCTGCTGGCCCTGCGCGTGCGCCTGCGCGTCCTGTTGCATCTCCTGCTCCTCCGCCTGCTGGGCGGTGGCGGCGGCCTGCTTGTCGGCCCCGATCTCGTGCGCGATCTTAATGTTCCCGAGGTGCACTCCCGCGGTCTCGGCGTGCAATTTGTGCTGCTCCACCGGGATCATCTGAACCTTAGATTGCGCAAGGGTAGCGTCCGCGCCCATCTTCTGGGCCTTGGCCTGCATCAGCGCCTGCTGCGTCTCCTGGGCCTGTTGCTGCGGGGTCTTCTGCTGGCCGACGCCGGCCTTCTTCTCGGCGTCCGTCGGCTGGATCAGCCCCTGCTGAATCAGCGGGATCCGCAGGCGGCGCGACATCTCTTGCGCGTCCGGCGTGTCAATGTTCTTCGCGAGCAGGTCCGCGATCATCGGCGCGGTCTGTGGCAGCGCCTCGCTGAATGAGATCAGCGTATCGAGCGCTTGCTGGCGGGCCGTCTCGAAGTTCGGTCCGATCGTGACCGTGACATCGTACTCGCCCTTGGTCAGGTCGTTGATCAGATCCTCGGTGCCGCGCTGCGCGCCGTTGACCGTAACCATCGCCTCCACGCCGTCGTGCCCGATGCTGCGCTCGATGCGTTCAGAGTCCATGACGGTCGGAATCATGTCAACGAACATCTCCCAGGTCAACTGCAGGGCCGACTGGAAGCCGTCAGTGAATTCGTAGCTGCCCAGGTCCGAGCGCTTAGTGTGTTGCACGAGCGCCTTGCCCGAGACGCGGTTCATGTCTTCCGCGTTACCGAGCGCCGGGTCGAAGTACCCGATGGTGGCCTGAATATCTTGAATTGACATCTGCGCGAGCGCCATGGCGCCCTGCGGCAGATCGAGCGGCTGCACGCGGAACGGCATGCCGCCCTCGGCCTTCGAGTCGATGTTATACGGCAGGTATGGCCGCGACTGGACGTTCGCTTGGTTCCAATCGTTCTCGTAGCCCTTGATCATCGCCTCGGTGACGAGGTACGGCGCCTTCGGCAGGAGCGCGCTGCGCTCAATCATGTCCGAGGCCCGGGAATTGTAGCTGCGCTGCGCGTCCTTGGCGTGCCGAATCAGCGACTGAAACTTCTTGCGGCCCTCGATGTTGATGTACCGGCCGGGGCAGCGGACCACAGGGATGCGCTTCCAGTCA